TCAATTCACCTCACTCCAATTTCTCTGAGACTCTTTTTGCAGTGAATCCAACCAAACAGCAACATCCGTTAAGTTTACAAAGTATTCAGATTTATTACCATCTACCTTAAATGCTGGGAAAGGTAGTTTACATTTAGCTGCTCGTTGTTTTGCAGCTGCCATATCTAAATGTGGCATGTAATCTTCAACAATATCTTTTAAGGCAACAACAGGTCTTTTATAACGCAGAATCAACATCATTGATGTGTCGATTTGGTCATTTCGATTGATAGCTACTCCCATTACTCATTCTCCTGTGTTTCGTCAATGTCAGCCCATTGGTTGCATTCACACTTAGAACAAAATCCATAAAGTTTTACAGAAGGTTTGCTTGTTTCTGCCCAATTTAGTTGACTCAAATTAGATCGGCACACAGAGCAAATCACTTTATCCTGATCATCATTTAATTGGTATTCAAGATGATCAATTGGATTACAGAATGGGCAGGGAATATCGCCACCACTTGTTAGATATTCACCATCACCACTATCTAAGTCCCATAGATAGCCATCAATACATTGAGAGTCTTGATAGGTAGCACCAAAATAAGATACAGGCATTTGAACAGGACATTCTTGTATTTCAATCGGTGGTTTTTCATTAATCATGGCTTTGCTCCTGTGCTTCGATCAATTCTTTCAATTTCAGCAATTATTAGGGCGGCAGCTCTAACCAAATCTCTTCTTGGGTTCTTAGGTTTCCAAAAATCTAAATCCCAAGGCCACAAATCTGGAACTTCCTCCTCCTGATAAACATCAGGGCCAAAGTTAGAATCAAAAACCCAGCCTCTGCGAACAACATTTTCCGCATAACAGACAGCAGCTCTTAAAAGCTCATTTTGCTCGTACTCGTCATCATTTTCAGTAGAGTAGAATTCTTGATTAATTTGACGTTGGCGCTCATTAATTACATCTTTGATTGCAAACCCTTCCGGCACCGCTTGGGCTTTGGCTGCTTGCCATGTGCACCAGCTTAAATTAATTTCATTCAGGGCTTCGCTATATTCCTCATCCCATTCAATTAGCTCATAAACATTTTCCAATTCGCTATATTGAATATTCGGCAAATATTTGAAATCCACACCTTGTGAAAGCAGGTGTTTTTCATGAGCAATTTTTTCTTTTTTAAAATCCATCACGCCACCATTAAGTAGTTAAAATTCTTACTACGATTTAGTTCAACTCTTGCTTCACGCTCTAAGCCGACTAAAAACTCTCGATATCCGTTTAAGTAGCATCCACAAAATTGCTTGAATTTTCGCTGACATGCTTCATTCATCAAATAATCTTGCTGCATTCGGCCTTTGTGGCAGAATATTTTGAGAACACTATCGCCACGACGCATAACCACAGCATCTTTTTTCACTTGTGGCCTGTATCCATCACAGTACAACCAGTAAGTGAATAAGTTTGTAAATCGGCAAGGTAGGCGAGTGATCATGTTGCTACCTCAGCTTGAGTGTTATATCCAATCTTTTTAAATAGTGGGTTCAATGCAGAAATATCTAACTGCTTTTTAGCTCGAGTAGCAGCAACATATAAAAGTCGAGCTTCATCTTCGGTTAGGATTTTTTCACCAGGTGCAGCAGCTTCTTTATAAAAGAAATCACCACCAAGTTTGACCTTGTTAAACTCCAAGCCTTTAGACTTATGAGCTGTGGTCACAATGCAGTCATAATCACTAGAATTACTTTTTAGTAATGAGCTGATTAGAGCTTCTTCACCCACTTTATTGATTAGGCTAACAAGTGCTTTTAAGTCATTTCCAGAGACTTCATTTGTGTATTCAATGACTTCTTCCCAATTGCTAAAGCCTTCAAATACACTTCCATCGTGGACTTTTATTCCAGATTTAACTTTTTTGGCATCTTCAATGTTTTTTAATAAAGAACCTGTATCAACTTCCAAACGCGGTTCACGTCCAATTTTTACCAGCTCAACCATGTTGGAAAGGGCAGCAGCATTGGTACGATAGATAAATGCATCTGCAACCATATCGGTGACTTCACCAACATTGGAGTCAATTTGTTCAAAACCACGTAATGGAATTTCTTCATCCAAAACATTGAACAAAATTTTATTCGCAAGATCGGCAATGTTTTCACCAAAACGGAATGATTGACTTAAACGTGTTTCAGCAATATCTAGGGATTGCATCGCATTGACAGCACCACGAAACGCATAGATTTGCTGGTGACGATCACCCACATAAATTACCTGAGCACGTTGCTTACTCAATACATTTAACATGATTGGATCAGCATCTTGTGCTTCATCAAATAAAATAAAGTCAGCATTAATCACTGGATTGCTCAATGCCCAATATTTTAGGTAGTGGTCATGTTCGAGACGATTAATACCAGCAGGATTTAAAATGTCATTCCAGTAATCATGTGCCTTAGGTAAAAGGATATTTGCCAATTCAGCACGGTATGTGTCATCCATCCAATCAGGTAAAGCAGCGTAAACTTGTGAGAGTTGAATTTCGCTGTAATTAGATCGGCAGAAATAACCAACAGCATTCATCATAGATGTGGCCATACGTTTTGAGTTAAATAAACGCTTCTGGTCATCCTCACCACGTTGTTTAACCAATGCCACTGGTACTTGATAATTCTCAAGATCATGGCGAGATGCCAATTGGTTTGACATCAAGCGACGATTTTTTAATTTATTGGTCAGCCAGCGTGGAACAGAGTTATAAGCAAGGCTATGAAAAGTTTTGCATTTCACATTATGGTTAAATTTAGACTGTGCTTCTGTTGCAATAGCCTTGTTAAATGCCAAGTACATTCCATGTTGGTGATGCTTTGCATTACCAATCAGTTTAAGGGTGGAAGTCTTACCAGCACCGGCGTATGCGGTCACTTTACAAGACTGACCATGTAATGCCATATCAATGGCATGTTGTTGTTCAATAGTTGGATTCATACTTCTATCTCACTACTGGTGCCCTCATGTGTGAGGGCACCACATGCCATTAGTTAAGGTGTAAGTTCTGCTGATTTACGTTCAAATAGTGCGCTAACTTCATCAATTTGTTCATCACTCATTGAACTTGTATTGGGTTCAAAACGTTCAGCCATAATTGAGTTGATTAATTCGATGGTATCGGCACTATCCAAATCAACCAGTAATTGCACATAACTTTTACGGTTGGCATACGCAGTAGAAATATCTGTTTTTGCAGGTTCGCCAAGATCGGCAGGAATTGTTTTAGCTAAAGCCTTTAATTCCTCAATTGTGTTTAGAGCATTAATTTGATTAATGAGTCCTTTAACATCAAAGTTATTAGGAGCCATATCTATGACAGTTTCTTGTGATTGTTCACGTTCAGCCATCTGAGCTTTAAGCCCACTCGAACCTTGATGTTTTTTTACCGTTGATTGAACTGGGGTAACATCAAGTTCTTCACGTTCAGCAATTTCATCTGGGGTATAAACACCTAGAATTACATCGGGTGTATATAAGCGTGACCAACGTTTAATAGCAAGATACGCAAGTTGTTGGCGTGGATCACTTACCCATAAAGGTGAGTTGCGTACTGAGCCTACTTGTCCCATAGAAATATCAATTTCACGTGGAGAAGTTTCACCCTTTAATGTTGCCCAGACTTTAATGCCTTTATCCCATGATTTATCTTCCTTGCCGTTGATCTTTGCCCAATCGCCATACCATTCAAAATTTAAACGACCTGTGATAGGTGCACGATTGGTAATCACAGCATTCACAAGTTGCGCTTCATACCCTAATACACCATTAATTTGATGAGTTTTTTGAGCTACAGCAAAAGGGTCCATTTGCCACTGTGCTGATTGCATAATGATGGCTAAACAATCTCCAGTATTGCCCTGAAGATGTTTCGGCACTGCAAATTTTGATGAAGCCATGACACTTGCAATACGCTCAAAACGATCCATAATTTCAGGATTCATCATGATGTCAAAAGCAGTTAAGTGGGCAATCTGACCATTTTGTGGGGTTGTTAATGCGTTCATAATAAAATTCCTTAAATTGTTTCTTTAAACTTGTTTGAAATACGGAAAACACGTGTGCTGGAGGTTTTGCTATATTTCGCAAATAAATCAGGTTCTTCTTTTTTCAACAGCGTACTGTCGATACGAGTAGAGGATTGTTCTTTGTAGGTGCAGATAGACTTGCCTTGGCTAATCATCATTTCCGCATCCTGCATCGTTGAGACAATCTTTAATTTGATTTCATCTTCACGAGCCTTATCTGCTTTTAGACGACCTTGAACAGTGATAAGTTCTTCAGCGAGTTTGATATGTTCAAAATCAGCTTCGACTTGTTTACCCACAACATGATTTGACCAGCGATGTAAAACATCATCAAAACAAGTAGGATCTGGTGGAACATCAGCAATGACATGGTTGAACCAAAATGCTTTAACCTGTTTAAAGATTGATTCAATTAAATCGTCATCACGTTCAATGCGATACATACGGAACTTGTTGCCACCAATAAGAACGGCAAGGTGCCATACTTGGAAGCCTGTAAGTTTCATGTACCAAAGACACTGAGTAAGGTAATAGTCTGGAATTTGGTCTGTTCCTTCTTCACCAAATAACTTGGACAAATATTCCGAAGCTGTTTTACATTCCAAGCCTTGGTCTGTAGTTAGTTTCCCATCTTTAAAGAAAACACGACCTGCGATTTTAGGATTTACAACAGCACGGTCAATGTTACCGATAGCCCAAGACTCTCCGATGTTTTCAAGAGATAATTGCTGAGTAACACGTTGAACTTTCATACCTGAACGACGTGAAAACTCTTTAGCAACAACGTCTTCAAGTAGGTTGCCGAAATGCGCAGACTCATTTTGTGATTCTTTACGATCTCCACGACCTGTTTTGTCTAACCACAATTGGTATGGTGATTTGTACGGACTAAAACCAAGGATTGCAGCAACGTCTGAACCACCAATACCTTTTTTACGACCAGCGAGAAATTGGTCACGATTAACTTGTGTATTCATGTCTTAACCCTCATTCCATTCAGCAGAATCCAAATCCCAACCTTTCAATTCCAAAGCTAAAGGCTTCATATCTTCTTCAACTGAATAACGATCACTGACTAAAACACCGTCTTTATATTCTTTGATGAACCAAAAATTTCCACCTTCGTCATAGGCTTTAAACGTACAACTGAGGTTGAATTTTTTGATAAGTTCATCGGTAACAGGTATTGGAGCAGACCATGCCGTATCAAATTCAATGGAGTTATCCTTGACCACTACTTGGTAAGCATTCCACTTCGTACCCCAATTTTTTACGCACCACTGATACCAGGAAGAACAACCATATTTGTTGTAATTATCGAGAACTGTTTTCCCAAGCTCTATAAATTGATTTAGGCTATCTTTATTATCTTTGATTCGTTCAAAATCTACTTTTGAGCTTTTTAGTTCAGATTCCCATGAGGAAAAATCATTAAAAACAGAACCAAAATATTTGCGGTGACGGAATGGGGCAGAGAAATGTTCCTCTTTTTTATAGCCATCCGTTAAGACATAAACAAAAGCTGCATCTTTAGTGCTACTTTCATCAATACCCAATGATTCAGGCATTTGGATTAAGGTATTAAAATCGAAATCAGATTTTTCACTTTTAACAAATACCAATACTTCTTCAACATTAGGTGAATGAATAATAATCTTATTGGTTACATGATTTGGCATTGTGTTCACCTTATACTGTTTGATTGGCACTATATTTCGTTGCAAGAGGGCGGTAGCTTTCATCAGCAGTACGCTGACAGTTCACACAAACCATTGCTGGTATGACGTTACGATGGAAATATTCATCATCGTAGCCATCACGTGTTTCGGTATTTCCGCAGTGCTCACATTCATAAATTGCTGTTAAATCACGACGGATTTGAGAAGTAATCTTTTTGATTTTCATGCTCTAAATCCTCTACGTGAATTCATGATTTCCAAACGAATTGAACCAATTCCTACGTCAATAATTAATTCACGAAAATTTTCATTTGAAGTGATGCCAAATTTGAAAGCCCAACCACCACCAAATCGACCAGAACTTTTGACTTTGAACGGATTCCATCCCCAAAATTCACCGTTATGCTGATCAAATGGTTCATCTTTAGAAGAAACCACATGCCAAGGAAAGCCATGCATTAGGCAAATAACAGTTTTATTTCCAACATCGATTTCAAATTCGTTGTATTTGACAGGTTCACCAAATAAAGCTCGATATACATCAGCTTGAAGGCTTTCAGACGGATTATTTTTTCCGCTTGTAGCTGTTTTAATTTCAATTAAATCAAGCATATTAACCTCTCAATTTCTGTAATTTCACAGCTATAGAGTCTTCAAGGGCATCATTGATCTTGTCGATTTCATAACGATCAAGATATGCATTGATTTCGCCATCTTCATCACCGACCAATTCAGGTTCTAAGCGATCAATCTGAATACCTACAGCACGATTAAAGCCGTTACCATCATCGAAACCTGAATAGTCAAAATTCACTTCGATGTAATACTGGTTATTTGCTGTTAATAAGGTTGCATGACAGTCATGTTGACAGTCGTTGTATGGGCCTAAATCGAGCTCATCCACCTTGTAGATGTCTGATGCCACTGTGATCTGCTGCTGTTCTTCAACAGGTAGCTTGGCTGGTTGATACATTTGCACAGACGCTAAAACTGCTGTCATCGCTACTGCACCACCAAAACCCAACAAAATTGATTTGAAATTTAATGAAACCATGTTCATAATCTCCTTATAGCGATTGCTATACCCCCTAAAGAAGCCCCGTCCTCGATCAAAATTTCGGGGCTTTTTATTGCTTAATTTTTAGTTTTAAGCGGAAAAGGTACCAATACAGACAGAGTTTTCAGGAAGCAAGGCAATCACTCTTTCCTTGAATTCTTGAATAATTTCATTTCGCAAGAGTTCTTCTTTAACGATTTGCAATGCAAACGATGGCTCACCATCTGAGCTATTTACTACAAGACGCAAGCGAATAGTTTTGTCATCAAGACCGACATAAGCTGGATCAATGATTTCAAAATAACTTGGTAATTTCCCTGCTGTGCTTGAAGCTTCAACTTTGTCAAAGACTGAGCGAGTTTCTTGCATGTTTGATACTGACGAGTCAGTAGTTGAAGATGCGCCAACTTTCATGTTGCGAACTGCATTAATTGCTTCCGCAATATGGATCGTTTCACCAGTTTCACTTGTTGCAGCGAATACACTTGCCCAATCTTCAAGTAATGTTGCAAAACGCTTTTGATTAAGTTTGTTATCTTTAAGCTGATTGAGCTTTTCCCAAACTACAGTTGGTTCAAGCTGTAACACTGCTTTATGGTCACAATGACCTTGAGCCAATCCAACAACTTTGAAGTTTAAAATTGCCGTTGCTGATACATTTTTGTGGTCAACAAATACAGGGGCATAAACTTTTACTTCAGGAACAGAATTTTCAGACTGTGTATTACCTAAAACATAACTTTTGAAATCATCAAAAGATGGGGTTTTTAAAACACCACGTGCACGGTTACGACCAGCTTGAAACTGTTCTAAATCATGAACTTTGAAATTTTCGTGAATGGCAACAAGTTGACCACGAGATAAATCATTTACAGGTAACGCAAGTTCAACGATTTCTTTAGCAGAGTTTTCCATTTTCAGTACCTTATGGATGGTTGGTAAAATTGTTGTAATGAGAAGGGGGCTGTTTAAGCGTCTTCGGTGAATAATTGGCTTGTATGGTTAGCGAACAACGTGACATCACCACCGGCATTCAAATGCATTGGAGTTTTTGAGGTGGTGTCCTCTGCACGTTTACCTTTTGCTGTTGGTTCAACAAAAGCGAGTGTGTGTGCAATTTCGACCTGGCTTGAATCACCGATACGAGCAATATCAAGTGTGATTTTGATTTGCCCTTTTTTGTTGTGCTGAACAGCACCTTGAGAAACCATGCTGATAGCTGCACCTAATTGGTTAGCAAAGGTTCCTGCACCTAAGTCAGCAACAAATTGTTGTGCGTTGGTTGGTTTGGTAGACATTTTTTACCTCACATTGGGTTGGTGTGTGAGATAAATATTAGGCAAACCTAATTATTTAGTCAATAGGTATTCCTAATTTATTTTTAGGATTGCCTAATTTTTTGTTTTTGATAAAAGAAAACCTGCATAGAGCAGGTTGAGTGGGATTTTTTGGAATGTCGTTAGATCATTAAGATAGGTGGTTTACCAAATTTGTAATATTAAATTCCCCATTTTTCCCAGTCACGATAGCCAGTTAAGCCATGCTTCAAAATTTTAATAGATGAGTCTTTTTTCATTATTTCTAAGTTTTTTTCATATTGGCTACAATATTTAAAATATTCAAAAGTATGATGTCCTCTTATCACATATTCGATATGATAATTACCAAAGCCCTTAACTGTTAAATTGGGGTGCGTGACTCTTTGTAAGTGATTTCTAACCAAATCATAATCGCTTGGTTTGTTGCGACGATCTAACCAAAAAACGATATAAAAAAATATAATAATTAAACCAATAATCCCCAAGTTATATATAAAGTCATGCATTCTTAAATACCTAAACTATAATGATTTAACCTTTTTTTAATCGTTTGGGGCTTAAAACACCTATACCTTTAGGTGTTACCATTTTTCCAATTTCGCAATCTGCCAAACCCAACCAATAATTTCAAATTGCTGAGAGATTCTTTCTTCCGATGTTAGTTCAATTTCTTTATATTCTTCTGAGTTATCAGATAACAATCTGATTCCACCAAAGGGTAGATTATATAAACGTTTGCAGTAATGAAGACCACCTATACAAATCACATAGATACGACCATCTTTAACCTCTTTTCGACCAAGATCAATGTGGATTGTATCGCCATCATTAATGGTTGGTGTCATTGAGTCGCCTGATGCAGTTGCAGCAACTGCATTAGATTCTGTGATTGCTAAATTGCGCAAAGTCGCTTTGGACATTCTTAATTTACGTCTTTCATTAGCAATAGCTTCATTAAATGAACCATCACCACAAGCAAAAGAAAAATCTTTGAAAAATGGAATTTCTACTTCGTCATCATCTACTGGAGTATTACTATCCCATTCATTTACTTGGGTGAATTGAGGATTAATTTCACCATCTGGTTTAGGTGAACCTTTGCCAGTTGCGAGCCAAATAGGATTTACATTCAAGTGATGTGCAGCACGTAGAAGATTTTCACCTTCCATTGTTTTTGATTTACCAGAAAGCCAGTCACTTACAGATGGTGGCTTAACGCCAACAGCACGAGCAAGTTCTACACCCTTAATTTTTTTAGGTGGTAAAACTTCCATTGCATATTTCAGTCTTTCAGCAAGTGTCTTCATAAATAACTCTCAAATCATTAGGAAATCCTAACATGAATAAAATTAGGTGTGCCTATTGATTATTTATAAGGAATGCCTAATAATTGCTTTTGTTATAGGAGAGCAACATGAATGACAACCAACTTATAGAAGCCCTTGGTGGATGTAATGCAGTTGCACGGCTTTTAGGTATCACAGGACCTTCAGTGAGTGGTTGGAAAGCTATTCCAACTGACAGAAAAATCCGCCTAGCTGTGATTGCGGAAGATCGTGGAATCTGCACACGTAAAGACCTTTTCCCAGAAGATTATCAGGACATTTGGATTGAACTAAGAGAGCCTGAACGAATTCAATAGGTGAACCTATGGAAACAAAAATAATGTTTGTATTCAGCAAAAAACTGTTGGCACCCATGTCAACACGTGTACCGCTGGAAGTCCAAGAGATCATTGATACTTTGGCTGAAAGCCAAGGTAGTGATCGTGCTAAGTGGTTAAGAGATGCCATAGATAAAAAGATCGAACTGGAGACAGGTCAATCATCATCTGAGCACATAGAAAAATCAAAGAATACAACGTCTACCAGTGTATTTATGAATGTATGCAGAAATTTAAAAAGTTTTTGGCAGGCATTAAAAAAGCCCGACGTTGCAGGTCGAGCTTCTAGTATTCATCAACATTCAGGTAAATGAACATGAGTAATTTAACAGAACATAAGTGCGCTGGCAAATGTCCAGAATTTAAAGGGGAACAGTGCCATTACTGTTTGATTCAGCAAATTGAAAAACGTGAGTTTGATCTAGGAATAGCACCTGACGAAGCGTATGTAAAAGATAGTGGTTTCAGTGCTGGTGATGTGGTCGTCTTGATTGGTGAAGGCACAAAAGATGTGTTGTTAGAAATTGTCAATCATATGTACACGCCAAATATGTACCGAGTAAAGATTTTGGAGTCGGGAAATTTCGGTCCTGTTTTTAAAGATGATATTCGCCAAGCCACGTCAGCAGAGTTACACGCTAAAAAACGTCTTTCTGCTGATTTAAATAAGCATCTGGATAGTGCGTTGGCTGCAAAAGGGGAAGTGGCATGACAAACCCAATCTGCCCATACTGCAATAAAGAGTCTGATGGGGTAGATGGCACAGCCATTTACCCTCATAGACCTGACCTGTCACATAAATGGTTCTACCAATGTGTGCCTTGTGATGCCTATGTTGGTTGTCATCCTGGTACTAAAAACTCACTTGGTCGATTGGCAAATGCTGAACTTAGAAAATGGAAGTCTATAGCACATCGAGTGTTTGATCCGTTATGGCGTGATGGACACATGAAGCGCAAGGAAGCCTATAAAGCTTTGGCTGAAGTAATGAATATTCATCCAAATGACTGCCATATTGGGATGTTTGATGTTGATCAGTGTAAAAAAGTTTATTCAATTTGCATGAATGAACAAATCAAGAAGGTGACATCATGATTGATAACACCTCAATTCTCGCCCTAACTGACATTATCCAATTGCCTGAAGCTGAACGCTTACAGGCAATCAAGGATAAGTTTTCAGCAAAATCACATGATGAATTACTTAATTTACTTGGCAATGTTTTAAATGTTGCTGTGAATTATGCCCAATCGTGTGATGAAACATTGTATTTACATCTCGTCACCACTGGCGATATGCACCCATACGCAATAGATAAGCTTATTTCACCTAGTTTTCATGGTGCTTTGAATGGGCTGATCTTGGCGCAAAAGGCTCCTAATCAAGATGTTCTATGTGAATCGTGTGCTTATCGCTGCGGTACTTTAGCAAATCATTGTCTTTCTACTCAATCTGACTTGGCTCATGCCTTGGAGTCGGATGCAGTTTTTTATTGCCATAAAGATATTGAAAATTTGCATAGTCCATCTGCTACAGATCGTAAGCGCATGAAGCCATGCAAAGGCTGGGCACAGCATGTGAAGAAACATAAGGGGGTAGCAACATGAAATCAAATGAAGCTAAAAAACCTATGTATATCTTTACTGAACTAGGTAAAGAAAAAATTTGTAAGCACTGTGATGAATACTGGCCTACAGATTCAGAGTTTTGGTTCATGATTAAATCAAAGTTAAAGGATGGAAATATTACCTTTCGACCTGAATCAGCATGTAAAGGCTGCTATGACCGTGTTTATAGACCACATCATTTAAAAGGTGTGAACAAGGTTCGTTCAAGTCATGAAAAGAAGGTGGCAGCATGAAAAAGAAGCGCACCAAAAAGTTTAATCCAAACAAATTATTGCCTTCACAGGTAAAACAGCTTCAACAGGAAGCACAGTACAAAAAAGATATTTCTGAAACTTATGAAATGAGTATGGAATTTATCTCATCTCATGTACGTGACTTCATTGAAGACAAAAAAATCGGGGAAAAATCCTTATTAGATAAGTTCCCTCATGCAGAAACACTGCCTTATCACTTCACCATTGGTGCATATGATTATCAGGATTTATCCATTGCTTTAATTCTTGGTTATGTTGAACAACCAGAAGCATGGAAATTATCTGCTGATATTCACATGATGAATCTTGATGATTTGAGCAAACCAATGGTCACGGTTGAATTTCGTCGTGATTTGCCAAGCATGAGCCATATCGAATTATTACGTGGCAAGAAAGATTGCAAAATTGATCTTGGCCATGGATTGAAAAAGGTTGGTTGGCTTGGTTTGGATCAGGAAATCATTAAAGAAATCGAATCTCAGAAAAATATACCTGAGGATTTTGGTATTGAACAAATTCAGGTCCTTATCGAAGCTGATATTAAATTTATCAATACCAAGTGCTACCAGGAATTTTTAGCAGTTGCTGAGTGGGTAAATGCTGGACATGAATTAGCGGAAGATCGTTTACGTAAATTATGGATTGCCGACCAGGTATTAGGTGGTAGCGGTAAAACCATTGGATATGAGGGGGCAGCATGAATCATATTTACTTTGGTGATTGTCGCCAAACAATGCAAACCCTTATCGCAAATGGTACCAAGGTTCAAATGTGTGTAACTTCACCACCATATTTTGGTTTACGTGATTACGGTGTCGATGGCCAACTTGGTTTGGAAAACACAGTCGATGAATATGTCCAAAATATGGTTGATGTTTTTCGCTTTGTACGAGAGCTGCTGCATGATGACGGTACGCTTTGGTTAAATCTAGGCGATAGTTACGCTGGTTCCGGTCGTGGTATGACTAGAACTGGCCTCAACGATGGTAAAAATCCAAAAACAAAAGGATTAGTTTTACCAAAGCAAAACACGGCTCAATCAAATTTAAAACCTAAAGACTTAATCGGTATCCCATGGCGTGTAGCTTTTGCCTTACAAGCTGATGGTTGGTATTTACGTCAAGATATTATTTGGCATAAACCTAATCCAATGCCTGAGAGTATTACTGATCGATGTACCAAAGCACATGAATATATATTCTTATTTAGTAAATCTCGCAAATATTATTTTGATCATATCGCAATTAAAGAACCTGTAGCTGAAAGCTCTTTAAAACGGTTATCTCAAAATATTGATATTCAGTCTGGTAGCAACAGAGTACCCAATAAATCAAATGGGCCAATGAAAGCTGTTTACTCGAGAACTTCTCGGGATAATTTTAAGCGTTTTGATAGTAAGAGAGCTGCTGTCATACCAAACCAAAGTTATGGTACGCACCGTGAAGGCCGTCCTGATAGTAACTATGATCTTTTGACTCGCAATAAACGTAGCGTGTGGCAGATATCTACAAAACCATATAAAGGCGCTCATTTTGCAACATTCCCAATTGACTTAATTGAACCATGCATTCAGGCAGGATCTCGAGTGGATGATGTTGTGTTTGATCCTTTCATGGGTAGTGGCACTACAGCAGCTGCAGCACTTAAAAACGATCGGCAATATCTTGGTTGTGAGTTAAATCCTGAATATGAGATTTTACAGAGTGAACGATTAAAGCAGTTCGCTAGCGAGGTGGTATGAGCTACGCAATAACTGACCAGATTCGCAAATTAAAAGTGGGCAATCCTACAGCAAAGGCGGTACTTCTCCGCCTTGCTGATTATGCCAATGACTATGGTGAGTGTTTTCCATCAATTTCATTACTTTCTGATGAAACTGAGTTTTCAGTACGTGCGATTAAATCGGCTATAGATTTGCTTGAAGAAGTAAAAATTATTCAGGTTGATCGTTCAAATGGTCGCCATAATCGCTACAAAATAACGCCTGAAAGTTTTGATAGTGGAAAAGTTAAACCAGCCACCAGTATTTTGATTAAGCAGAAAATTTCTAAAATATTACGCACTAAAGTATATGAGCGTGATTTATATCGCTGTGTTACATGCGGTACTCATTTGAACCTTACTTGCGACCATATTGTTCCTGAGTCAAAAGGTGGGGCTACCACAATTGAAAATCTGCAAACCATGTGCAAATCGTGTAATTCAACGAAAGGAGTGAGCATATGAGCAGTTTCAACTTTGTTAAAGCTGTACGTCAAATCTCGATGCCACCAACAACCAAGTTAGTTGCAATCACTTTGGCTACATACGCTGATTATGAAACTGGTGAATGTTATCCATCTATTCAAACGCTCATGGACGATACTGGACTATCAAATCGAGCAGTGGGCTTACACATTAAACACATCGAAAATTTAGGAATATTGGTTGTAGATCGTTCAAATGGTCGTCGATCTTATTATCGTTTTGATGTGGAAATTCTTTCAAAAGCAGTGACGCAGGGTCACAGCTCGGATAATGAAAGCAGTGACTCTGATAACAATACCAGTGACTCTGACGACAGTAAACCAGTGACTCTCACGCAACAACCAGTGACTCTGCTGCAAAAAGCAGTGACGCAGGGTCATACTAACTACCAAGAACAACCAATAGAACAACCAATAGAACGTAGTAGTAATACGCACGAGGAAAAAATTTCACAACCGCCAGCTCAATTTGTTCAGTACCACAATTTTGATCTTGCAAAAATCTCAGTGATCGAACTTGGTCAGAAATATTCAACATTGAAATCTGATTTCATCGAATTGTCTAAACCTAGACACCCTGATCTTGATCAACACGATCTTGAAAACTTGTTTGATGAATTTGGAGATTGGTTTGCATCACCGAATGATTACGGTAAGCAATCTTTCAAGACAGCACAGAAGTGGGCTGTAGCGTTCCTGACATGGGTAAACAACAACAAGCATAAACTTATCAATCGAAAGGCGAAAAATAACGTCACTGAGCAATCAGGACGAAATAAACCTATCCAAACACCATCTGCATACCAAGCCAAACAGGAAAATGTAAATCGTTGGTTGCGTTATGGTCAAAAAGTCCGTGAAGAACAACATCAGGAATCATCAATTATTGATGTGGTACCTGAACCCCCAAAGAGCTTTCTGATTGAGGAGGTGGGTCATGCGTGAGTTCACCATTGCTGAAGCACGTCGTTTAATTGACAAAATGCGTATTCGTTACGGTAAGAAATTTACAGATTTTTGGGCAGCAGTTGATGAAGCTGATCTTGAACAGGCAATGATTGAGGACTTTTCAGGATTGACAGCACAGCAGTTGGAAAATGGATATAACCGTATGCGCCATGAACCATGGCCACCATGCATACAGGATTTTAAAATCTGGTGTTTACAAGGTGCACATTGGCTCACTGAAAATGAAGCATGGCAACAAGCATTGGCATACGAGAAGTCGAATCAGACAATCTCAATCAGTGTGCATGTACTCAAAACTCTTAAAGAATTTAAGAAAGGTTTTGATGAATTAAATCCACGTGCTGAATCACAGTCAAAAGCATTCAAGGATATGTACGTCCGTATCGTTTCAAATGCGAAATTGATGGGAGATGTTCAAGCATTCACTGATCCAGTTGGGGCATTAAAAGCACCTAAGGAAGATGAGAGAAGAATCACCACCTGTCCACCTGAATTGATGGCTCAGATGAAGGGTATTAATAAAAATTCTAAAGCAGGTAGAGCATGACAAATTATTTATCACAATCTCAAATCAAAAGACTTGTTCACCAACGTGACAACAAGCCTAAACAGCCAAAGTATGGGAATCATAAAGTTATTGTGGATGGTGAAAAAGTTGCTGATTCACAGCATGAATATCGTCGTTTTAATGATTTAAAGGTCTTACAACGTGCAGGTGAGATCAAGGATTTACAGACCCAGGTTCGATACAACCTGATACCGGCACAGAAAATTTGTGGTGAGAAAGTACGTGGCACAGATTACATAGCAGACTTTGTTTATTGGACCAAAGATGATCAGTTTATCTGTGAAGATGCCAAAGGTCATAAAACTGCGGATTACATCATCAAACGTAAATTGATGAAATTAATTCACAATATTGACGTAGTTGAAGTTTAAGAACGATTTAGGGGAGTATGACAATGAAGTCTAACGCTGAAACAATCCTTGAAGCTATTGAGGATTTACATAATCAAGAGCAGATCGTTACTAGAGAAACTTTGTCACAATTGACAGGCTTCAAATTATCTATCGTTGATGATCGTTTAAGCCATCTTGTCGATAGTGGCCAGATTATCCGTGTACAGCGTGGTGTATTCATTCCAGCCCCTAAACATCGCCCATCTCGTATTATGTCCAAGATGGTTTTACCTGATGGTACCGTTAAAATTGAAATTGGTGATGATCAGATTTTGACATTAACGCCACGTGAAGCACGTAACCTTGGCAATCTCATGGTTGCTGAAGCAATGCAATATGCAAATATTGAAATGGGTCATCATATGGCAATACTTCAGAGTGAAGTTTCAGGTCAAGTACGTAAATTATCGAAGCAAGTAGGGGATCTATTAGATATAGGCAAGCAAGGTGAGTTGTTATGAGAACAATTTTAAAATTTAAATTGAAAGTTGGTCTATGGGTACAAGAAATTGAAATGCCAGATTATTCATCAATTATTGATATTCAAATGAAAAATAATGAACTTTGGCTTTGGGCTATGTGTGATGCAGAAACTACATCAGTGAAAAAATATGAAATTGCATGTATTACGACAGGTGGAATATTTGATACCAATTTTCTGTATTTAAAAACTTTGCATTTAGTGAATATGGGTGAAGATTTAGTTTTACATTTCTTTTTAAAAAATCCTTAAATATCCATTCCCCCCTCTAAGGTTAGACCTCCCCACATATATACATGATCATTAAACCAATATGAGGTTTGGTGATCATGGCTGAAAAAAAAGTAATTGATTGGGAAAAGATCGAACTCGATTATCGAGCAGGTATTAAGTCTCTACGTCAAATTGCAGGTGAGCATGATATTGCAGAATCAGGCATTAGACGTAGAGCAAAGCAATATGAATGGGTTCGTGATCTATCTGAAAAAATTAAAGCTAAAGCAGATGACATTGTGCGCAAGGAGAGTGTGCGCAGTGTTGTGCGCACGAAAACGACCATTTCAGAAAAAGACAAAATTGATGCAAGTGCCAATGAAGTTGCGTCAGTACGTTTAGCCCATCGTAAGGATATCCAACGCTCACGCAAGATTGCCATGAGCCTATTTGATGAACTTGAAATGATGGTCGGTCAAGAGAATGTCAAATTGCTGGAAATGTTAGGTGAGCTTATGTGGTCACCTGATGATAAAGGCAATGACAAAGTAAATGACCTTTACATGAAGATCATCTCAATGCCTGGTCGTGTGAAGTCTATGAAAGATTTAAGCGACACACTCAAAACATTGATTGCTTTAGAACGTCAAGCGTTTGGACTTGATGATGAGAACAATAAACCTGTCGATGCACTGACTGCATTACTTGAACGAGTGAGCACTGGAAATAGTTCTGCATTTAAACCAATTGCCGATGATCCTGAATATTAGTGCATGTACGTGAATGGAACGACTAATCACCCACACCAAAACAATTTCATTCACGTACACGCTTCAAAAATGCACCAATGTTGTGCAAAATGGAGTAAAAATTGATTTATAACACTAACTTACAGCCACTACCGACAAATGCCGAGGAGCTTGAACGCTGCTTGGCAGACCCTGTTTGGCGTATTTTTAGTGGCTGTTTATATAAGATCAAAATTAAAGGTGATGACTTTGTAAATGAGTTAGGGCAAGTAGAAGAAGCTCCAACATTTGAATTACCGTTCCAGCCTAATGATGCACAGAAGAAATTCTTAAATCGGTTGTGGTACCGCAATATTATTTTAAAGGCACGGCAGTTAGGTTTCACCACATTGATCTGTATATTGTGGCTTGATCATGCCTTGTTTAATGCCAATCAGCATTGCGGTGTTATTGCACAGAACCTTGAAACTGTAGGTGATATTTTTAGCGATAAGATTAAATTTGCGTACGATAACTTACCACCTGAAATATTAGAACGTTTCCCACTCAAAACGAATAATGGAACTGAGATGGAATTCGCCCATAATGGTTCTAAAATTTCAGTTGCCACATCATTCCGTGGCGGTACCATGCACCGTTTACTTATTTCTGAATACGGTAAAATTTGCGCTCAATCACCTGGTAAAGCGAAAGAGGTTCGTACAGGTTCATTACCAGCAGTTCCAACAACAGGTATTTGTGTCATTGAATCTACTGCTGAAGGTCGTGGTGGTGACTTCTTTGATAAGGTTCAGATCGCACAGAAGAACTTTGCATCACGTAAAAAGCTCACGCCAAAAGACTTTAGATTGCATTTTTATGGTTGGTGGGAAGAACCTAAGTACCGTATTGACTCAACTGAAGTCATTATTTCTAAAAAAGATCATAATATTTTTGATCACATTGAAATTGTTGTATCCAGAAACTTAGGCAAGAAGATCAAAATTGATCCTGATCAACGTGCTTGGTATGTATCGACACGTGATAATGATCTATCTGGTGATCAAGCTTTGATGTGGCAAGAGTATCCCTCATTTCCTGACGAAGCATTTCAGGTCAGTACAGAAGGGAACTACTACGCAAAAGATATGCTTGAGTTGCGTAAACGTAGTGGTATTGCTCAAATTGAAGTTTTAGATGTACCGACGTGTACGTTTTGGGATATTGGCAACCATGATGGTTGTGCAATTTGGTTCCATCAAATGATGAATCAGCAAGATCGCTTTATTGATTATGAAGAAGATCATTTTCAAGATTTACGTCATTACGTGAAACTGATTAAAGATAAACCTTATATCTATCATACTCATTATTTACCGCACGATGCAGCACATCAAAGGCTTGGCGATTACAACAAGTCAGTATTAGAAATGCTTGAGGAATTATTGCCTGGTCATAATTTTGTGGTCATTCCACGTATTACCTTGCTTACAACTGGTATTCAACAGACTCGCAGACATTTAAAAAATGCTTGGTTTGATGAGGAACGTTGCAAACTGGGTATCGAACGCATTGAAGGCTATAAGAAAAAGTTTAACCAACAAGCCAATATGTTTATTGATCAGCCTGATAAATCCAATGGTTGCTCAGAAGGTGCAGATGCACTTAGACAGTGGGCACAGGCTAAAGATGCAGGTTTGCTTGGTGATTACGTCTATACGGCTAGTCTTACTGGTATGAATCAAGGTACAACACATCAAAATCAACATGGTTATGTCGAAGCACCTCCGACAGATTGGCGTTTATAAGGAAAAGCTATGTTTACTCAAGAAGATACAGCTACAAGTGAGCAGATTAGCGATGATGATACGCTCAGTCTGGAAGAATTAACGGAGATTATGCATGAAATTGAGGAACAACCTCATTGGCGTCATATTGCAGATAAAGAGATGGATTATGCAGATGGCAATCAATTAGATACAGATTTGCTTAACCGTATGCAACAGATCGGTATTCCACCTGCTGTAGAGGACAGAATTAGTCCAGCTTTATTGTCGATTATGGGTTATGAGCTACAGACTCGTACTGATTGGCGTGTAAAAGCCAATGGTGAAACTGGCGGTGATGATGTTGCTGATGCCTTGAACTACAAATTAAATCAAGCTGAACGCTTATCTAAAGCAGATAAAGCGTGTAGTGATGCTTTTCGTCCTCAAATTTCATGTGGTTTAGGATGGGTTGAGGTAAAGCGTGAGCAAGACCCATTTAAATATCCTTATCGTTGTGTTGTAGTTCATCGTAATGAAATTCATTGGGATATGAAGTCTACAGAACCAGACTTATCTGATGCACGTTGGTTACGTCGCACACGTTGGGTTCATCCTAAACGGTTAATGAGTGCTTTCCCAGAACACAAAGAGCTAATCCAAACAGTTGGTCGTTATGGCGGTTCATGGTGGCAACAACCTGATGTGCTGGATGGTGGAGCAAGTACAGGCTTACAAAATGCTTGGATTGATGCACGCTCATGGACGATAAGTGAAAACTACTGGTATAACCCGACATCTAAAGAGATAAATGTTACTGAGGTTTGGTACCGTCGTTGGGTGCGTGTGCCAGTGATGAAGTTTGCCGATGGCCGCGTGGTTGAATATGACTCTAAAAATATGGCTCATGATTTGGCAATTTATCAAGGTGTTGCACGTGTAGAGCAGGCTACCATATCAAAATTGCGTCGTTCATATTGGCTTGGTCCACACCTTTTACATGATAGTCCTTCACCATATTCACACCATTATTTCCCTTATGTACCGTTTTTTGGTTTCCGTGAAGATAATACTGGCATACCGTATGGCTTTGTTCGTGGCATGAAGTACAGTCAAGACAGCATTAACTCTGGTATCTCAAAGTTACGTTGGGGGATGAGTGTTACACGTGTTGAACGTACCAAAGGTGCAGTGGCTATGACAGACGAACAATTACGTCGTCAAGTTGCACGTCCTGATGCTGATATTGTATTGGATGCAGCACACATGGCTAGACCTGGTGCAAGATTTGATGTTAAACGTGACTATGAATTATCACAGCAACATTTCCAACTGATTAGTGATAATCGTGCTGCTATTGAGCAAGTAAGCAATATTACTTCTGGGTTCCAAGGTAAAAAAGGTAATGCTACTTCTGGAAAACAAGAACAGTTACAGATCGAGCAGTCAAACCAGACCTTAATGAAGATGATGGATAATTTCCGTGAGGGACGTACCCTCATGGGAGAAATGCTACTATCAATGATCGTTGAGGATATGGGCACTCAGCAACAGACTATCATTATTGAAGGTGATGCGGTACGTGAGGATCGTACAGTTGTTATCAATAAACCTGAGGTTGATGAACATGGTTATCCTTATGTCAGTAATGATGTTCAACGTACACGCTTGAAAGTTGTACTTGATGATGTTCCAAGTACCAGCACTTTCCGAGAACAACAACTTAATGCCTTGTCTGAGATTGTTAAATCCTTACCTCAAGAGGTTCAAGTTGCAGTATTGCCTTATGTGATGGCCTTGACTGACATTCCATTCAAGAAAGATATTATTGAATCTATTCGCCAAGCTACACAGGCACCAACACCAGAACAAGTGGAACAACAAATTAAAGAAGCTGTTGATAAAGCGCTTGCCGATGCTGGTATTGATCTAAAACGTCGAGAGCTTGAACTTAAAGAGCGTAAAGCAGTAAGTGAAATTAAGGAAATAGACGCACGTTCAGTACAAATTGGTGTGCAAGCTGCATATTCAGCAATGCAAGGAGGTTCACAGGTAGCAATGATGCCACAGATCGCACCTATTGCTGACGAGATTATGAAAGGTGCAGGTTATCAGCGTCCCAACCCGATGGGTGATGATCCTAACTTCCCAACCGCAGAACAGACAGCAGCTCGTGATGTACGTTCACCATATTTAGAAGGTGAAGGGGCGCAGTTAGGCAGTGAAGGACTGGCAGAGGTACAACAGAATACAAGTCCAATGAACCCACCAGTACCACAGCAAGGTTCAACAGGTATGCAGGGTATTGAGACTCCACGAACCAATGACAACATGCCCCCTGTAAGGCAAGAGTAATTTTCATTGTTCACAGATACTAAGGCAGTCGAATCGGCTGTCTTTTTTATTGAGGATTTACAGAATGTCTGAAGTTAAACCTACACCTATCATCAAGCCGACTATTGGCCGTCGAGTATGGTTCCGTTGTAATGATTCATTTGCCAAAGAAAAAGGTATTTATCGAATTGATGATATTCAGGCGATGGATGCTGGTATTGTGTATGTTCATGGTGATCCGATGGTAAATCTTATCGTTACAGATCACATTGGTAATACGCATGCCATCAATAGCGTGGCATTAGTAGGTGAATCGGACGGTAATTCATATGCTATGTGGTGTGAATGGATGCCTTACCAAAAAGAGCAAGTCAAAAATCAAGAAAAACAAATTACTTTGGGTGATGTGAAGAATCATATTCAATATCAACATGAGTTTTTTTCAGATGAAGAAAATAAATACGTTGTTCAGTTGAAATTAACCGATGGAACAGTTGTAACTGAGCTTCATAGCAATAAAGATCATGCTGTAATTCTGGCTTATCAAAGTGCTTCGAACTATTTACAGAACAAAACTAACCACTCACGAAAAAATGGAAATGATTTAGACCCGACACCAGATTTACCAGAATTTAAACATGATGATGGTGGTGTGAAGTCATTTGAACCAGAATGCGATACCCAACAATGTTCAAGTGGCAGTGTTGGAGAGTCCACATCAATTGGGCGTGATGATCGTCTGAACAATCGTGAAAATACTTATATGCTTACGCAATTGTTAAGTATTCCTGACTTGGATAAGGGTTTACGCAAAAAAGCAGAGTCTAAGCTTTCCGATTTAATCGATAAACTTAATTAATTTAATAATTAATGGGTGTAAAACCAACATTATATGATGTTGGTTTTTTATTTCTTGATTTGCCAGTCTACAGCATGTTTTCCATTATCGCAGTCATGGCTCACACATTCACCTTTGTGATTGACCTGAATCACGCCACAACCCTCACATACTACTGTGATCAAAGCATCTGATTTACATTCGTCAATAAATCCATTTTTCATACCATATTCTTTGGCACATTGAGCACAATATTCAGCCATTCTTTATACCCCCTGTAAGGCTAACGACATCATATATAAATCCTAGACACTTGTCTCATGTTGAGCAATCAACAGCTAAACGCTAGATAACTCTAGCCATTCAGACCTTAGCGGCTACAGCGATAAGTGGTAGGAAAGTATGGATATAACAGAGCAACAGAATGAGTTGATTGAAACGAATGGTGGTAAAGCATCACCTGAACTTGCAGCGCAGCTTTTAGAGCAAGCGTTAAATGGCGATACCGCAAATGCGGAAAATGGTAGTCAGCCAGCAACTACCCAAGTTACAGAAGAAAATACCCCAAAAGTTGAAGGTCAAGACGGTACGCATGAGGAGCATAGCTCCGCAAGAGCTGATACACAACAAGCACAACAGCAACAACAGGTCGATGAAAGCCAGTTAAATGCTGAAAATGCTGTGATCTTAGCTAAAGACGGAAAACACACCATTCCCTATGACAAGTTAGTGGAAGCACGTAACGGTGAAAAGGAATGGAAGCAAAAGTTTGATGAAGCTCAACAACAGTTGGCACAACTTCAAGCTGATGCACAGGAACGTAAAGATAACGGACAGGCTCCAACTACACAGGACAACCAAGCAAATATCGCACAACAAGCGATTGATCAGGGTGTGGACCCTGCAATCTTTGGGGATTTTAGCGAGAAAGATTTGGCTGCTGGTATTCAGAAACTTGTTAATTCACAGGTTTCAACTTTGGTGCAACAGCAATTACAAACTGCTTTAGCTCCAATTCAGCAACAACAGCAGGTCAGTGTAGAGCAAGCCCATTTTAACGAAATCTTTACAGCACACCCAGATGCAGAATCTATTGTTGAATCGAAAGAATTTAATGATTGGAAGAATGCACAACCAAGTTTTCTGAAAGATGCGTATGAAACAGTTTTGGATAAAGGTTCAGCTGCTCAGGTGGTAGAACTTCTAGGATTGTATAAGTCGAATACCCAATCAGGTCAACAAGCTGCTCAACCTGCCAATGATGCAGTAAAGGCAGTAGCGCAAAAAGCTGTGAGTCAGGCTCAAACACCACCACCGAACAGTCTGAGTGATTTGCCTGCTGGTAGTCCTGCTGGTGTTTCTCGTGATGAGCGTTTGGCAGCAATGTCGCCAGCGCAACTTGCAGAGGAAATGCAAGGATGGACACCCGACCAAGTGGAGCAATTTCTCAATAGACGTGTTTAAACATACGTGATGAGAGTATTTGAAACATGACTACTAAAACTAACGCAAGTTATGGCGATAAGACCAATTTAGTTACCCAAGCGGTAGGTCTGTTCGCTACACACATGAATCGTAACAGCACCTTAAACCTATTGGCTGGGAAAATGCCTAAGGGCGAAGCAGGTGCGGAAGCGACTCTCCGTAAACAAACCACATCCCATATGCCTATTGTTCGTGTTCAGGACTTAGGAAAAGGGCGTGGTGATGAAGTGACATTCCACTTACTAAATCCAGTCGGTGCATATCCAATTATGGGTAGTGCGTATGCTGAAGGTCGTGGTGTGGGGATGTCTTTGAATGAAGATCGCCTACGTGTGAACCAAGCTCGTTTCCCTGTTGATTTGGGTAACGTGATGTCACAGATTCGTAGCCCAGCTGATTTACGCAAACTTGGTCGTCCAGTCGCTCAGAACTTGATGGATCGCTATTGTGATCAGTCATTACTGGTGCATATGGCTGGTGCACGTGGTTCTCATAACAACATTGAATGGGTTATTCCTAAAGATAATCATAAAAACTTCAATGAAATCATGGTGAACCGTGTTAAAGCACCAACTAAAAACCGTCACTATGTTGTTGATGGTTCTGGTGTGCAGAGCGTTAAAAGCAATGCAGGTGAGTTTGATATTGCAACAACTGATCTATTTACAATGGATTCAGTTGATTCAATGAAAACTGTTCTGGATCAAATTGCTTTACCACCACCTATTTGTAAGTTTGAAGGTGATGTTGCTGCGGAAGATTCACCATTACGTGTATGGCTTGTATCGCCAGCACAGTACAACAAATTTGCTGCTCAACCAGGTTTCCGTTCTTTCCAATCATCTGCATTTGCACGAGCAAGTCAGGCAAAACAACATCCGCTTTTCTTAGGTGATGTAGGTTTATGGAACGGATTCATTATCCGAAAAATGCCACGTCCAATTCGTTTCTATGCAGGTGACACAATTAAATATTGTGCTTCGCATGACAGTGAAACTGAATCAGATTTAATCGTGCCATCAAGCTTTGGTACCACTTTCGCTGTTGACCGTTCAATTATTTTGGGTGGACAAGCAATTGCGGAAGCAATGGCTGCAAGTGATAAGTCTGGTGTGCCTTTCTTCTGGTCTGAAAAAGACCTTGATCATGGCGATAAATGGGAATTATTGATCGGTGCCATTCGTGGTACATCAAAAATCCGTTTCGCTGTTGATACTGGTGAGCGTACAGAATTTACCGACTATGGTGTAACTGTTGTCGATACCGCTGTGCCAATCATTGGTGCTAATCAGTAATTGTTTTGGGTATGTCCAGTTATGGGCATACCTCATCTTATTCTAATCCTTGGAGATTTTTAAAATGGCGACAATTAAGAAGAAGCCTAGTGGTTATGGTCAGTTTGGTGGATTCTCACCATATGGCAATGTTACAGCGTTAGCATTTTTTCTTGCCACGAATGCTTCAGGTGCCGTAATTGATTCAGATACAACTGCTGCAGTAGCAAGTGGTGATGTTATCGATTTAGGTGAACTACCAGGAGGTATGCGCCTTGATGATGCTCAAATCCTGATTAAAACAGGTATGACAGCCACCGTTACAGGTTCACTTGGCTTTAAATATGTTGATGGTGATAGTACAGAAGTACCACAAGATGCAGCATATTTTATCAATGCTGGTGATCTTGCAACAGTAGGTCGATTACGTGCTAATACAGGTAAATTGGTAACCTTGCCTAAGGCTGCACGATTGATTTTAACCACTGGTGGCGCAGCGAATGCCAAGGCAAGCGACATCAAGGTTATTGTCAGTGGTGAATTGACAGGTCCTCGTTAAAGTTTTGATGGTGTAGGTTTTAGACAGACCTACACCATTCTTTTTATTTTTTAACTTATTACGGTGATAAGATGAAAACGATTGCAATAGCGATGATGTGTCATGCGATTAATGCTGCATATTGCCAATCAATGGGTGATGATAGTCAACCTGCTTGGGATGACACACCAGAATCACATAAACAAAGTTTGATTGCTGGCGTTGAAATGCATTTGGCAAATCCTGATGCAACACCTGAACAGTCTCATGAGTCTTGGTATAAGGTCAAAGAAGCTGAGGGCTGGAAGTATGGTGAAGTAAAAGATATGGAGAAAAAAGAACATCCATGTTTTTTACCTTATGAAGAATTACCAGATGAACAAAAGGCAAAGGATTATTTATTCCGCACAACGGTTCATTTGGTTAAGCAATTGCCTGATCCTGAAGATTACTTGGCATTGAGTGCGGAAGTTGTGAATCTACGCCAAAAGGTTGAGCATCAAAAGAATGTCGCAATTAATACAGCGACAATCACCCCAACCAATGTTGTTCAAAAATCTGCTGGTGTATCAATTCAGTATATTGGAAATAAATCTCTATATACCGACCACTTATACGAATCAGCTTTAACCTTTGAACAAGGTCAAGTGCGATCAATTCCAAGTGATTTGGCAACCAAGTTTTTAAAACATCCTGAGTTTACTCGTTATGAGGGTGAGCCTGAATCCATTTCTGGTGAATCTACTGAGCAAGGCTTAGATGATGATACGTCAAGTATTCTCAATCGCTCTAAAGAAAAACAGCAAGAAGAAATTGATAAAGAAAATAAAGTTCTTGATGAAATTGAAACGATTGGAAAAATGACAAAGGCTGGCTTGGTTCAATATGCTTTAGAAAAGTATGAGCAGAAACTTAGCCCACAAAAAAATCTTGATGAATTAAAAGAGTCAGTTACTCAAATGATTCATCAATATGGGGTTGTGTAATGCAGCTAAATGACCTGATCAGCCGTTTTCGTACACTGGCCAACGATAAAGTAGAACCATATTTTATTGATGATGCTAGTGTCATTGATTGGCTTAATGATGCCGTAAGTGAAGCGTGTATCCGTGGTCGTTTATTGCATGAATCTCAAAACAATGATGTTTGTAAGATTAATATATTGATTGGTTCATCTCGTTATCAGTTACATGAATCGTTATACGAATTGACTCGAGTGTGGTTCCAGCCAAGCGATGGAACAAAAGGGCAATACTTGACTTTAATGTCAGCTGAATTACTCGATCATTATTATGATGGTGAGAATTGGCGAGTGAAACAGGGTAAACCTGAACACATTGTTCAGGATGATACAGGTATTCGCCTTATTCCAATTCCTGATGTAGATGGTGAATTACAATTAGAGGGCTATCGTGTGCCATTGTCACCAATGGAAAATGATACTGATATTCCAGAAATTAACCAAATTCACCATGTTCAATTGATTCAGTGGGTTCTACACCAAGCGTTTAAGGTACCAGATGCAGAATTCTTTGATCCAAATCGGTCAGCATTAGCAGAGCAGGAATTTACAGACTATTTCGGTATTCGTCCTGATAGTGATTTGCGACGCATTACTCGTGAGGATATACCGCATAACGTTATTCCATTCATGCCATGACTTGCTTGTGACATAAGCACCCCTGTAAGGCTAAAGCTTTTCAGGGGTTTTTTACATAATGATCTTACTTATTTTATTTAATCATGCACAAATATGGGCAAACGTACGATTGATTTAAAGACCGAAGATACGCTTTACATTGGCGGTGCCAAAGTTCAATTGATCAAAAAATCAGGACAATTGGCTCGAATTTGTGTTGAAGCAGATAATCACATTGAAATTAAACATGAGCGCATGAGTGCTTCCGATTCAGTTACGGAGACTCAAGCACATGGCAAACACACTCTATGATTTCGCACGTCAGCGTTTTTTAGAAGCACAAATTAACTGGATGACTGACACAATTAAGGTCATCTTGGTAGATACAGGTGCATATACACCTCAAACTTCGGTACACCAATATCTATCTGATATTCCGACGTCAGCACGTATTGCTGGTCCTGTCACTTTAACAAGTAAGGCTACAACTGGTGGTGCAGCAGATGCAGCCGATTGTACGTTTACAAGTGTGACAGGTCCATCAATTGAAGCGATTGTTATTTATTCTGATACAGGAACTGAATCAACATCGCCATTAATTGCTTACATTGATACCGCAACAGGTTTGCCGATTACACCGAACGGTGGTGACATCATCGTAACTTGGGATAACGGTACGAATAAGATATTCAAGGTTTAAAAAAGTCAGGTGATTTATGCACTCAAAGCAAGAGCTTTTAGAACATGAGAATCAAATGCTTAGAAATAAAATCAAAGTATTGGAAAACAAACAAGCTGCCTTAATGATTGAGCGTGATTTTTGGGTTGAGCAGGGTCGTAATCTTCAAAATGCATTACAAACATGGCAGAAAATGTATTCAGGTATGTTTGATCAGCTTGGGCGTGGCGTGGTGACTGATCAGCATATTAAAGAAAATCTGGCATTGGCATCACAACAACTTAGACAACCGCTGACCACTGTTGAAGCCATTCGTGCTTTTTCTGCATCTTGGCATTCAACGACTCAAGGAAATTACACTTCGGTGAAGAATCATACATATCGACGTGGTTCAATTTCGGAGAAGAATAATGACAGAAACTAAGCCGAAACCACCAACTCAATCAGTTGGTGTTGAAGGATTTAAGGCTGATGTTTATGCCAATGATGTCAAGAATGGTGATGAAAAAGTTGTTGACTGGCAAAAATTAATCCATTTGCCTAAATTTCAGATGTTTGTTGTTGAGCAATCCAGAATGTCTGTAAGTAATGTAATGGAATGGATTGCTGGTTATGTACAGGATCGTTGCTACGAATCCCCAAAAGACTTTTTTGAACAATATCAACAATGGCATGACGAAAAAGGGTATTGGGACAAGGAAGATGTTTACGGTAATCTTTTTATAGGTGCTTAAGATGTCAGGTTTAGTAAAACATTTCGAAAATTCAATGAAAGGGATTCCTCAGTTAACAAATAACTGGGGAAGCATGATTAATTTACTTGATAAGGTTTTGGTAGAAGGTTTTAATTTTGTTCCCATCATCTCTGTTGTGAAATCTAGTTCAGATGCTATTACCGCAACAATCAACTTGGGTTCTGGTCATGGCTTTATTGATCGACAAGTGGTGAGAATTGCAGGCTCAACAAACGGATGGGATGGGGATTATAAGGTCTTATCAGCGAATACGGATTCTGTAGTAGTTGAATGTGCGGCGACAAACCCTATCGCAATCAATGGTGCTGCTTCATGCTCTACCGCACCGCTTGATTTTGAGATTGTTTTCCGTACACCCGCGGGAAGCAAGAAGCCCAAAAGGGCATATCGATCTAAAAGCCCAGAATCACTTAGACTCATCTTACTTGTTCATGATTTTTGTGTAAGTGGTGCGGCTGCAACGGGGGCAAAATTTGCAAAGATTGGTGTTGTCTCGAGTATGAGTGATATCGATACGATCACGGGTACGCAAATGCCTTTTGATCCAAAAAAACCAAATGCCAATTGGGGATGGGATGGTACGAATCATGGATGGGCTAAATGGTATTATGCTAACCCCGCGTACTGGAATTCATGGGATCAACGGACTGACGCTGACAGTCCAGACGATGGAAATCGTGGCTATAGCTTGGTTGGGGATAAGAGTAGTTTTATTTTAAATATCTCAGAAAATATGTGCAGCCCGTTATTCGGTTGTGTTGAATTTTTTGATCCAACTTATCAGGGTAAAAATCTATGTCTTTTGGCCAATGGGGCTAATACATCTGCTTTACGACAATCTATAGCAACTTATGGTGGAGGCAGGCAGGGGTATGCTCAAACACTTAATGATGAGTACTACTTGTCAGACAACTCCTTCAATCAGCGTGGTTTGATGTGGTTTGATACGCATGGCATCCACAATCCTGTTGTTTTGGGTCGTTACTATATACCTGTTTTTCAAGGAGACAGTAATTGGGGGCAGATTTGGGGCGCAGAATCATCAAATCAGCATATTTTTTTACAAGAGTTAATTGTCGATAGCTCAAACAACTTCAGAGGGGTGCTGCCATTTTTAAGAAAACCCACAAAAAAAAGTAATGAAACTGTGATAACAGAAGAAGGGAAAACAATTGTGAGATTCTATGCGGACCGTGGACAGCACTGGTTTGGCTTATGCTTGGAGTCACGATAATGTCCATAAAAGTATCCGGGTTTTTATTGGCAACACTTAAATCAGCTTTAATAAGTGGTCATACACTTGAATTGGGTAAACCAGTATCTCGGCCAGTCAGGGTCTATAGTCGATTGAATGGGGCGCTAATAAAAACCACACAAAGCAATGAAAACGGTGAATATAAGATTTATTTGCCGCATGATGTTGCATACACCATGGTGTCAATCGACCCAAACAAAAAATTCAATGCCGTCATTCAAGATAATGTTGTACCGAAATGATTGTATCTTTACTTTAAGTGAGGGGTTTGTGTGTCAAGCTATACACCGCCTGAATCAAATAATATCGTATTAAATTTTTCAGGGGGGAGTTACACACCGCCTGAATCAAACAATGTTGTATTAAATTTTGGTGAAGATTCCAGTAAAACCCAATATGTAACCTCAACTGGATTTGATTCATCACTTTTTGGTAATGTAAAATTTGTTGCTGAAAAATCAAGTATCTATCTGCAGGGCTTTGTTTCTACTTCTTATGGTAATCCAAAATTATTAAAATCTAGATTCATAGTTTCTATTGGATTTAATGCTTCAAGTGTTAGTAATAATGTAGTTTTAAAAAATAAAAATCAAAATATAAAACCTGCAGGTTTTGTGGCTACTGCTTTTCCGTCGTCAAAAATTTATAACTTAAAACAAATACTTAATTTAAACGGTTTTTACAGCACTTCATTTGATAAGCCATTCCTGTGGGGTGGGGTGAAGTTTGTTAATTTAAACGGAATTGCTCAGTCGGTTGTTCCAAGCCCAGTGGTTATCAACACCACAGCCAACCAAACTATCAAAACTTTGGGTGAATTGTTTACCCGAATCGGGGCTTTAACAGTATCGCCACGTACTGTATTTCCTCATGGTATTTTTGGCACCGCCATTGGTATGGGAAATGTTCAATTTCCACCACGTCCCAAGGGTTTTGAAGCATCGACTTATGGAACACCTTGGGTTTCACGTAGCCCACGTCTATACAATGCTTTGGGCTTTGAATCTTTTATTTCAGGCTATGGCAAAGTATTTGATCCAACACAAAAAATTGGAGTTACTGGTGTAAACACAGTTATTGCTGGTGGTGTATTTGGTGATATTCGTGTACGAAATGCTCGTAGATTCATTAACAGCATTGGCTTTAATGCGTATGAAGCTGGTAACTGGTCAAATATTTTTAGTAATCGTAGAGAGTTAGTTCTATCAGGTAGTAAACATTCACTATTTGGTGAGCAAAGAATATGGAATAAGACACCATCATTTACACCACTATCAGTGGATCACATGTTGTTTGGGCAACAATACATTGCTTATGCAATTCGTAAATTGATGGTGTCTGGGTTTAGTCTCAATCGTTTTGGTAATGCATTATTTACAAAAACACCTTCATTTGCACCAATAGGTATCGATGCACCTGAAATACCAAAACCTACTATCAGTGATGCGGTACGTTATCTTTATCAAGAAAGTTCATCAAGTTTTAAATCTGGTCAACCTACAATATGGTTTAGATATAGAACGTTAAAATTTGTCGGCTTTGAATCGCTATCATCTGGGTTACCAAAACTTGAACATAGCAATCGAACTTTAAATATCAATAGTTTTGTTTCATCTGAATATTCATCTTATGCATGGGTATCATATAAATTAAGACATATAGATGTACCTTCAATTCAAAAAGCAAACTATGCATCTAATCATCAGGTAGGACGACATCAAAAAATATGGATTGATGGTTTTGATGCAAGTAAATTTGGTTCACGAATCATTCCTGAATCTAAGACGGTTTATCAAATCAATGCACATTCTGCGACTTTATTTGGTATTCAGAACATTGAATTATCAAAAAGATTCTTAAAACCTACTTCTTTTGGGGCAATGGTTGGACTATCAGGTGATGCAATAGGTCGTTTATTGATTTGGAATAAGCGTCAACATGTTAATCAATATTTTATTGCTGACAGTGGGCTTGTACCACCAAAACAAGGTGGCTGGTTACTGATTGAAAATAAAAATAGGATAATGCATACCAGTGGCAATACCCATACTCGATATGGGTATACCAAAATTGATAACAAGGCAACACAGATTCTACCAATAGGTATCGTACCTATTGAGCCTTCTAAACCAATGATTAGTGATCGAATTAGAAAAATTAAGTCGCAATCAATTGATGCACCTGTATTTTCAAAATGGGCGGTGGTATGGATTAATGCAAGTGTCATAAAACCATCTGGTAGCAATCATTCGACTTTTGGAAAGTCTAAACTGGAAAACACAAGACGATATTACCCATATATTGGAGGATTTGAGTCATCACAGTTTGGTAAAGGAATGGTGTCATTTAAAATCAGGCATCTTTCATTTGAACACCGTTACACGATTGGCCCAATTTATTTACCGTTACCAAAAATTGAGCTACATACGAATTATATTGATCCTCTTGATGTTGATATGTCGAGCTATGGTGTACCTGAATTAGTCATTCATCGAAACATAATCACACCAAGATGGACTCATAAGGATATTTTTGGATTAGAAACAAATATATGGAATTTAACCCCTGAATTAAAACAGCGTGGACGAGATTCAAGTGAATTTGGTGTAGCAAAATTTAGGCTGCAATGGGAGCGATATAACATAGATGGTTATGTTGCATCCTTATTTGGTAAAACGGATATAGCTTTTAGAGACCGTTCTTTCAGTGTCACAGGTTTTACACAATATGGCTCAGGCATACATGTTGTAACTAAAACTGGAGCACCACCATATTCAAAACAGTATATTTATTTAAATGGCCAACTGAATTCTTATGATGAATTTGATCCAGATAAGGGTGATGGTATCAAGCCACCTGATCCACAGGTCTCAAATCCTTCATTGAAAAGTAATGTTATTTTTACTGAAAGTTTTGTTGGCACCATGTTTGGGCGATTGTTCGCACAGTCAAATGGTATTTTAGTTCGACCAGGTCTACAGGAACTCACGGTTTCTGAACCAACAGTTAGCTTATCCAAACGTGTGATTTTTCCTGAATCAATTAAAAGTAATTCTGTTGTTGGCAAACCTAGATTATCACCATGGACAATTTATGCTGTAGCTGAAGCACCACAACAAGCCATAGAAAACCATGAGCCTAGAAATTTGCATTATGTGTACAGCATGGAAGTCTTTGGAGAAACAACCGTAGAGAATAAGCATCGGAAAATATATGTTGATCGTAACGATAGTTATGGCAATAGATATATGACTTCCTTTGGTGCTGTGAATATTGCATTAAAACGTCATTTTATCCAACCGAAAGGATTTTTAGCACAACGTCATGGTGTTCATGTGTTTGGACCATATAACTTAGAACTAAAAGTTTTTGAAAGTCCTTTCACTGAATTATTTGGCAATCCAGCCGTTAAATTCCCATTTGATGGAAATACTAAACAATATATTCGTCCTATCGGGATGGATAGCAAAACAATAAACAAACCTGTAATCGATTTTAGAAACCGACTTATTCGTCCAGTTGCGTTTGATTCACAAGCATTAGGATATTCTCGTTATCCCGATACACCTTATATGTGGCAATCATTGCGTATCGGAGAATTAATTAAAGGTAACTATGCTGGTTTTGAAGCTCTGATTTTTGGTAAACAAAGCATTTCATTAAGAGTAAGAGAGTTAAGAGTCACTGGATTCAATTCTTATGATGATAGTTTTGCTATGGGTGGGTTTAATCAAAAACTTACTGTTAAATTGGTACCGAAACCTAGTGTTCCTGTTCAATTGAAAGCTGTAGGGTTTGTATCATCGAACTATGGAGTGCCTAATATAAAACCAGCAGTACATTATATTCGACCTGATGGAAATGCAGATCAGTACAGAAAAGGGGCATTCTAGTGGCAACTTTAAAATTATTCCCACTTGCAGGCATTAATAATGTTGTTGCAGATGACGGATTACAGCAAGGTGGAGATTCACCTAAGTTATATTTACGTGATGCAGTGAATCTTGATATTACAGATACTGGTCGGATTAAATTACGAAATGGTGCAGAGCGTATATCGCCTTTTAGTTTTAAGAACATTTGGCAAAGTCCCTTGCATAATGATGTGTTTGCAACATTAGACACTGAGTTTGTTAAATTAAATGCACAAACATGGCAACCTGAAATATTAGCAAAAATTGGTCATATTCAACTCTGTTATGAGGTCATCAATAATCTTGTTTATATTGCAAGTGAATTAGGTCTGTGGACTTATGATGGGAAATACGTTCGCTCATTAACAATTGATACGCCTGCTACACCAATTTTGACTATGCTAGATCATGGAGGATCATTGAAAAGTGGAACTTACAGTTTGGCAATTTCATGGTTGCGTGATCAGCAAGAGTCTGCTTTATCACAAGTTACATCTGATCAAGTAAGTCTTACATCAAATAGTAATCTTGATGATCCATCATTTTATAGTATCCAAGTAAATTTACCTTACTGTTTTGATCAATCCATTACGCACGTAAGGATTTATATATCTGATCGTAATGGTGGCGAGCTATTGCATCATTCTGATCATCCAATTAGTACAAGTTCAGTCACAATTAATAGTTTAGATTTGGGTATGACAGCTCGTTTTAAAGGTTTATCGCCTATGCCGACTGGTCGATATATGAAATATTGGCAAGGTCGTTTGCTAACTGCTGATAAAAACATACTCAGATTTTCAGAGCCACTGGCATATCATCTTCATGATGAAAAGTTTGGCTTTGTCGTTATGCCACAACGTATTACTTTTATTCTGCCAGTTGATGGTGGTATTTGGGTTGGTCAAGTTACTCATGTTGTTTTTCTAACAGGGACTAATCCAGCAGAAATGACATTTCAGTCTAAGACCTCTCATGCACCAGTACCCGACAGTGCGATTGAAATTGACAATAATGATATTGGCTCTGATATATCTCAGGGTGGCAATACGACTGCGTTATGGCTGGCAGAGAATGGTTATATTCTTGGTACATCTAGTGGTCAGATTATCGAGCTTCAAGCTGGCATATTAAAAGGAATCACTGCAAAGTCTGGGAGGTCTGTAAGGCTAGGGAGAAGGGTGACAACCATTGTAACGTGATGTCATTG